CCAACAGCAGATTTATGGAATACAAGTCCAATAGTTTTACTATCGTCACCTGAGTATGTGTTGTTTGCACCTGATGGGTTAGAACCTACGTTACTCTGAGGTACGTTGTTAGACATCATTACAGGCATACCAGCAATTTGCTGAACTCTACCTGATGCAAATGAACCATTACCGCCTGGGTTAAAGTCAACATCTATTGTTCTTGTTGCTGACTCTGCAAGTTTGTAATACTCAGCAGGTGGTAAAACTACAAATCTATCTGTTGTAGGAATGTCTCTTTCATCAAATGTCTGAGCAATGTCGTAGATAGCTGCTGCTAACTCGTCACCAGTAACGTTTGCTGATGCAGTATTACCATTAGCAAGAGTTAGAACAATACCTCCATTACCACCACTAAGAGTAGTAGAAGCTCTAGAAGCATTTGCAATTACCTTTGCTACGTTCTGATCGTATGTTCGGGCTAGAGCCTTTCCTAATTCAGAACTATAGGTTTGTCTAACGTCATAGTGATTCTTAAGAGTGTCTATGTCCGCTACAAAAGCCTGTGATATCAATAGATCATCTATGTTGATGATCTTTTCGTTGGCTTTAATTTGGTTTGCACCTACCAAAGGTGTTCCAACTGTATGATACGCTGCTGTAGCTGTACCTAATACAGGGAATTGTGCTGATTTTCCACTCGCAATAGAACGAACGGTGTGCATTGACTCGTTGAAAATATTATTCTCAGCGAATGAAGTTAGGATTTCTCCCGAAAACGTTTTTAAAAATAACGCGTCAAAGTCTGTACCTGTATTGTTGACAAGTCCCAGCCTTGATACAGTGGCGTTAGCCATTTTTCTAGTAATAGTAAGGGTTTACAGACTTCTTATCCATGACGTAAAAGTGTTATCAGACGTATCTGGCACTTTTAACTTACAAATCAACCCTGCTAAAGGTCGAAATGGAAGTGAAGTTAGTTGAATTATAACAAAAACTTATATAAGGTAAAGTATATCGTAATTTTTATTATGCGTCTTTCTAAAAAACAAAAAACAAAACTTGATAAAAACAAAGATGGTAAAATATCTGCAAAAGATTTTGCGTTATTAAGAAACAAGAAAAAGAAAACTACAAAACGTAAAACAAAATAATGGATATACCTGAGATAAATCTACCTGATACAGATTATATCTTAGTACCACCTAAAACAATTTTTTATCCACCTGTGGCAGAGATTCCATATCTAGATCCAATTCTTTTACCTTCTCTGGAGCAAGTTGAGTCGGGTCTGGGAGGTCAGGAATCTTCTGCTGAAGAAGAAAAAGCATCTTCAACGGAGGAAGCGTTAGAACTAACACCAGAGACAATACCGACAAACCTGCCAACCACCAAAGAAACTTTATCAACTGAAGAAGCAATAGCTACATTTAATATACCTTTTTTTGGTGAAATGCCTATACCTGCACCAGAGGTCATTGCATCCTCTGTGATCGCTGCTGGAACTGCAAGCGTTGTCAGCGTGGCGGGCGGGATTGCCATGCAAAGCGTATTAGCCTTCATCAAAAAAACATTTAAGAAAATCTTTACTAAAGTTCTCAAAAAAGAAGTTGCAAATGTAAAAGAAAAAATGGATAATAATAAAGGTAGCTAGAGTTCACATACCTGTACTATGTGGTGTCTAAACTAGCTACTTAAATTTGCAAAATACAAAAAACAAGATATACTACTAACAAGCCTTAATGAAGTATTGATCATCGGGGAATGGATTTAAGGCTACTTAAATTTTTCTGCGTTAGCTTTTACATAACTTCGTATATTGATTACATCATTGCAGATATATGCGAACTTAGACTTAGGATTAATCATGTAGCCTGATGCGTGAAGCTGACTACATTTCAAAACACGAACTAGCTGTTTATCATGCACTTGCTTGTCTAGTTCTTCTTTGGCTAAGTCTAGTTTTACTTTGGATAATTCGTTACAAGTTTGATTATCTCCTAGCGGTATCATAAAACTCATTTGCACTCCCCAACCTTCATTGATGCTATAAGTTTCTTCCCCCTGTGCATCATTTCCTGTATAGAAAGGAGTTACAGCCATAGTAGGTTGACTACAAACTAAGTTTCCAAACTGCTGCTTACCTGTCATTCCATTATTAACATTCATATTCTGGTTGATAATACTAGAATTACCAACAGCATTAGGTTGAGCCTGTACGTTTGTATCGCCTTCGGCTCTAGCTTTATTACTGACTAAAGACAGACAAAGAAGTGATAACGCTAGTAGTCGTAATCGCATCATTCTGTGTAATTTCTTCTATTTTAGTTCCTGATGCTCTGGTAGTTACTGAAAGTGACCAATCAGCAGTATCGGTCTTAGGAGTAAAGATTGCATCTGTATCGGTTATACCGCCACTAGAAGCACTTGTGACAGCTATGTTTGATGCTTCCCAAGTATTTAAAGCCGACCCATATTTCTGAGTAACTATAGACCTTGTAATAGTCTGAGTAGTATTTTCAGTTCTATTGCTAGAGCCAGTACTCCAAGTTGGTACTCCGTTTGCGTAGCAAGGTGCTACTAAAAATAAACCTAGTAGTAATAGTTTTTTCATTTGATACCTACCTTGTTTTTACTATTATCCACTATTTTAGGAGAATTGCCATTTTTCTTTTGTCCAACGGAAATTCCATAAGAACCTAGCACACCACTAACTAAACCTGCGGTAAATGCTCCATCTATTCTTACTTTACCCATGTACCCTAAAGTCATCATTGATAAACTCCAAGTCAAGATTAAAAATCGGACAGCGTGACCAAACAGATCACCCCAATCAAAACCTTCCTTTTCTTCTTTTTCTTCCATGAAAAGTTAAGACTCTTGTTTAATACTAGCAATGTAGCTATGTTTGGAAAGTAACACAATACTAATTATGCTGAAAATCTTAAAACCAATACTACTAAAATTCTTTACCACTACTGCTGTGAAGAGATTAGTAGTTGATTTGCTTCGTGCTATCTGTAAACAAACTACTAACACGCTAGATGATCGTGCTGTGGATATGTTAGAGCAACAACTTTTCCCAAAACTAAACTAATATGACACATCAAGAATTTTTTAAGGTACTTATTGGTGATCCACCTCCTGAGATAGAACTAGAAATAGAAATAAAAAAAAGAGAGGTAGAAGCATTACCTGATGATTTAATAAAACAATATTGTTTAGACCTTGTAAAACATACAAGACTACAAGATTTGTTATTAATGGCAGCTATATCACGTATATCAGAAGTAGAAGTAAAACTATACCGTTACGAAAAAGGTATAGAACTCTACAAAAAAGTAAAAAAACTAGGTTTTATAGGTAAAATAAAGTATCTACTATTTGGCATTACAGACAAAAAGTGATTATATTAAACTAAAAAACATTAACTATGACTAACAAAGATCTTGAAAAGTTAGAAAGTTTGCATAGTGTATTGACTAGCGTATTGCTTGATAGAGTAAAAAGTCCAGCAGCAAAAGCTGGTGATTTAAACGTAGCTAGACAATTTTTAAAAGATAACGGTATTGAGTGTATTCCTACAGAAAATAATGATATGGAAGATCTTATGCAAAATTTACCAGACCTAGAAACTATCCCTGTAGCAGAACTATAATTGCAACCACTTCCTAAAAAATTACACGACTTTAGATATTTTCTAATTATTACCTGGCGGCATTTAAACTTGCCAGATCCTACTCCTGTACAACTAGAGATTGCAGAATACTTACAACATGGAGAAAGACGTAAAATAATACAAGGATTTCGTGGTGTTGGTAAAAGTTGGATTACATCTACCTACGTAGTATGGCGATTACGTATAAACCCACAACTAAAATTCTTAGTTGTATCTGCCAGTAAAGATAGAGCAGATAATTTTTCTACATTTACTATGCGATTAATAAACGAAATGCCTTTATTATCGCCACTAATACCACAAGATCATCAACGTAACTCCAAAATTAGTTTTGACGTAGCACCTTCTAGTGCCGATCATGCACCTTCTGTAAAATCTCAAGGTGTCTTAGGACAAATGGCTGGATCTAGAGCAGATGAAGTGATCGCTGATGACTGCGAAGTACCTAACAACAGTTTTACGCAACCAATGAGAGATAAATTAGCAGAATCAGTAAAAGAATTTGACGCTATCTTAAAACCTGGTGGTAAAATTACATTTCTTGGTACACCACAAGTAGAAAATAGCTTATATCTAACCCTAGAAGAACGTGGTTATACAACAAGAATATGGACTGCACGTTATCCAGAATATAAAAACAACTATGGTGACAGACTTGCACCTAGATTACAACGTAACCTTACAGAAGGAACTGTAAAACCTAGAGATCCAGTAGATCCAGAACGTTTTAGTGACATAGATCTAATGGAAAGAGAAGCATCTTACGGTAGATCAGGCTTTAACTTACAATTTATGCTTGATACAACCCTTTCAGATCAAGATAGATACCCATTAAAAATAAACGACCTAGTAATTAGTTCTGTAAACCAAGAATATGCACCAGAAAAAGTTATATGGTCTAACTCTCCTGAGTATGTACTAACAGATTTACCTTGTGTTGGCTTCAACGGTGACAGATTCTACCGACCTGCCCAAGAATTTGGTGATTTTATAGAATATACAGGCTCAGTTATGTTCGTTGACCCATCAGGGAAGGGCAAGGATCAGACCGCTATAAGCTGCGTTAAGATGCTTAATGGTAATTTATACGTGACTGAGTGTTTAGGACTCTCAGGAGGCTATTCTGATAGGGTTCTAGAACGTATTAGTAAGATCGCTAGAGATAATAAAATTAATACAATTATTGTTGAGCAAAACTTTGGTGGCGGTATGTTCGCTGAACTATTAAAACCCTTTCTTATGAGATATCACCCTTGCGAACTAAAAGATGTACGCAATACAAAGACTAAAGAACTAAGAATTATAGATACACTAGAACCTGTTATGAACTCTCACCGACTAATAATAGATCGCAAAGTTATAGAAAAAGATTTTCGTTCTAACAGCAATGAACCACCGGAAAGAAGATTAAAACTACAACTTGTTTACCAGCTATCTCGCATATCTCGTCATAGAGGTTCTCTAGTACATGATGACCTTGTTGATTCCCTCGCAGGTGCAGTTGCTTACTGGACTGAATATATGGCTCAAGATGAAGATAAAAATATTCGTAACCGTAAAGATCAATTACTAATGACTCACTTACAAAATTGGGGTTCTGCTCTAAACAACACCATCACTCAAACTGCTATGGGAATGACTCCTCAACAGATAAGTAATTCTAATGCCTCTACTGATGGTTTTATAAATAATTCTTATTAAGGAGTACTATAGGAGATATGCCATACCTAGAAGGTGATACACCCGTAATCTTCTAAGAAGGCTCTAAGAAGGTTCGACTAACTCCTTCTTAGATTCTCCAAGAATTAATTTTGGTAAAAAAATTTGAACCCCTTATTATATACGGAGGCACATAGAATCCCCCCAATAAAAAATAAAAAAGTCTAAAAAATAATATAAAAATCTATAAAACATTAGTATGACTACAGTTACAAATTATTATTTATAATTTTATTGCTATAACTACTGTCTATAACTAGAAAAATTTAGAATCATATATATATTTCTATAGAATCGGTGACAATAAAAGAGAATAAAAGATAACCAGGTTATTGACATTTTAAAAATACTAACTATATAATAATATATATCTAGTAATTATTTATTAATTATTAGATATATAAAAAGTTAGTCACTTATTTTTAAATGGAACTACAAATAAAGTTATCAACAGATAACGCGGCATTTAGTCCTAATATTGGACTAGAGATATCTAGAATACTAGGCAATTATGCAAATAGTATTAAAGAAGTATTAGACGATGGTTCTAATACCTGGGAACTAGAAACAACTTTAAGAGACCTAAACGGTAATAAAGTTGGTAACGTTGTTTATGTAGGTAGTTAATTATGGCCTATATATCACAACAAGATAAAAAAGACTTGTTACCTGGAATTAAAAAAGTTTTAAAAACTTATAATATGAAGGGAACAGTATCTATACGTCATCACTCTACGTTAATAGTTACTCTTACTGAAGGGGAATTAGATTTAATTAAGGTAGAAAATGATATAAGACGTGAAAGGCATACTAGAAACAATTATGGGGAATTGTATTTAGTAACTGATACCTTTCAACAGTCATACCATCATTTAAATAAGTTTGTTGAATTAGGGGAACATTTAGTGCATAACTTTTATCAGAATATGTTTAAAGCTATGAAAGGTAATAAATGGTTCGATAAATCAGATATTATGACTGATTATCATCATATTGCCTATTATTGTTATATAGATGTAGGTAGAAGTAGGTTAAAACCTTATATATGTACTAAAAACCTAGTTACTGTTTGATGATCCTCTATAAATATTCCAGGTATATTAATTTATACCTGGTTTATTTGTATAGGATCTTCTTAAGAAGATTCTATTAAAAAAAGTTAGTCTATTTTTTGTTATGACTTCTACCGTATTAGAGAATCAAGTCTCTATAAATGATAGTAAATCTATCATTAGGGCAATATTGCCTTATCAAGTGCTACATCTAGCTAGTAAATTTGCTAGTAAGGATGATAGTAAGTATATCTTGCAATATATAAATTGCTATAAGATAGCTAGTAAGGAAACATCTATAAAAGATACCTTAGTTATAGAATCAACTAATGGGCATTATCTTTTTAGATGGATAGGAAAGGTTAATGATTATTATGAATATCCTTATGATAATTCTATATTAATTCATAGGGATCACTTTAATAAATCAGATGTAAAAGCTACTAACGTAGATTTTTATAGTGATAACACATACCAGGTATGGCACGCTACTAATAAATCCTTTCATACATTTGAAAATGGTAAGGATTATGGAACATATCCTAATTTAGAGCAACTTATACCTGATAAGTTAGATTGTTTGCCTGGTAATGGTATTAGCTTTAATAGTCAATACTTAGGTTTATACTTTAATGCTATTTATAAGTATCAAAGTAATAATAAAGTTAGCGAGTTATTTTCTAATAAACCTACTAATCCTGTTGTTATAAAATCAGAATTAGATTTTAATAGATTAGAAAATACTGACGTTACGTTTTTAATCATGCCAGTTATTAAACGTAAGTAGTATGACTTTATTTAATACACCTATAAGGGATCAGCGAATGATCCCTATTCTATTAATGAATGATTGGATGATTAAAGAGACTAGCTACTGTAGATTAGCTAGTTGTAGTCAGTCAACTTACGATAAATTAAAACGTAAGTATCTATTGGATTAAGATTATGACATATGATCCTAGTTTAATGGATGATGAATTTCATAACTGGCTAGATAAATGCCCTAATAATTGGGTGAGACTAGCAAGCGATAATGATTCATCTACTTATAAATTTTATCGAATAGATAAGGATGACGATTAATTTACATATGCCTGGTAGAAATACCAGGTATTTTTTATAAATATATAATAATCTATTGTTTTTTATTTGATTATAGATTATTGTATATAACATCCTGGCGATCCAGGTTCTATTTTTTTGTCATCCTGGCAAAATTAAAAAGTTAGTCACTTAAACATTATGGAAACTCAATTTTATAAAGGTTTTGATATTGTCACTTTATATGATGTAAATCAAAACGAATATTATAACGTCAACAAAGTTTTAAAAGAAGATCCATTTATAGAAA